TTCAGGTTGGGTAAACGAACGTGGTTTACTATTTGGGTTTTATGACGCATGTGAGCTAAAGCATGACGAGGAACTAAGATACGAAATATACTGAACTATAACTAAGGAGTAATCATGCAACAATTGACTAAAGAACAAGCTGCAATTATTGGATTGTTCACAGGTATTTCTTGTGGACCATTTAGTGATGTTCATGAGCTTGCCGAAAAACTTTATGGTAAACCGATTTTTACGCATCAATTTGCAAATCATGCATTTTTTGATGAATTGAAAAATTTAGCTTATCCTATGTTTCTTGAGATTTGTAACAAAGGTTAATATGAAAAACCTACTGATTGGTTCTCGTGCATTAGAATACTGGAGTCCAGACTTTCAGTGCAAACCTAATGCTGATTGGGACATTATTAGTGAACATCAGATTATTGATGAAACTAAACGCATTGAATGGCACAACTTTGATACAGTAGCTAACTATGATATCCAAAGTTATGCTTCCGATCAATTCATTGAGATTGCAGGTCAACGTGTATACATCGTTAATCCGATTGGACTAGCGATTATTAAACGCAGTCATCTATGGCGTAACCTGAGCTTTCAAAAGCACATTACGCACTATCATAAGCATTTGAAATTTTACAGTTTCATGTTTACAACTAAAGATAAAGAAGTCTTGAATAAACGCACAGCTTTGACAATGGCAGCTTATCCACAAGGTCATCCTAGCTTGAAGAAAAGCGTAGAAGACTTCTTTGATGACTACGTTGAGAAGAAATACAATCATGATTATTTGCACGAACTTGTTGCGTATCACGACAAACCGTTGTATACTCAGCTTCAACGCAATCCAAGTAGTGCATGGTGCGACAAAGATTTGTGGGACAAGCTATCAAATGATGATAAAATCAAATGCGTAGCTGAAGAAGCACAAGTTATTGCAATCGAGCGTTTTCTTGTACCAAGTAACTGGAATTACGCACCACGACATGCTTATCTGAAAGCACTTGATAAGGTATGTACTACATTGTGCAGTGGTTGGTTTAGAGATTTTGCGATAGATAATTATCCTGAAATCTTCAATTTATGTGATACAATGAAGTTTGACAACATCAGAAAGGAACTAGAACATGGCACGAACTAAAGCTGTAGCTGAACTTACAGTTGAAGAGCAGATCGCTCAGATTCGTAAAGAAGCTGCAGATAAAATCAAAGCTCTTGAAACATCATTACCTTGGGATAAGCGTTTTACAAATGCATTCAATAAATATATTAAAAGTAATAGAAATGATATCACAAGAGATTTAACTGGTTATAAACCAGATGACAATAGCATTGAGCATGATATCAATATTTATCTCAGTGAAGTCAATCTAAGTCTTAAGTATGATTCAGCTACATTTGATAATGACTTATATCACAACAGCTCAAGTAGTATTGATGATAATGATCTAAGTGAATATCCGGTGTATACTGTGTTTGCTATTCTTGAAAATAAACAAGTTGTTGGACATGTTAAAATCAACTGTTTGTATTCATCGTATAACGGTAACGAATATAGTGGTTTTTCTTTTGTACAACCAAAACAAATTACTTGTAAAGTGTTTACCGCTCATAACCCTTGAAAGGAACATAATATGTTAAAAGATAAAATTGTAGCTTTACTTGCAGAATCCGATGATGATGTAATCAGAGAATTCTTTTATGGAGAAGTCAATGATAACATCACTTGGGATTCTTCCGAAATTACAGAGTTTCGTAAATTACTTTCTGATGCAGGTATTACTTTTCAATTCGTAGATCGTTACGGTGGTGAAGATCAAGGTTCCGATTACTGGTCTGTCTACTCTTTCAGTGATGGTATGGAAGTTGTGTTTATTCAGTTCCAAGGTTGGTATTCTTCATACGAAGGTTCTACCTACGAAGAATTCTATGAAGTAAAACCAGTAGAGAAAACTATTACAGTATTTGAAAAGAAATAAGCGACAGTAGCTCAGTGGTGAGAGCAGGGTTCTCATAAAGCCTTGGTCGGGAGTTCAATTCTCTCCTGTCGCACCAAATGGACATGATGTGTCAATTACCTGATGCTGGTATGAAACTTCCTAATAGCATAGGAGGGAGAAGCGGGTTAGATTCCCGTTGTTGTCCACCAAAATAAAGTCAATTAACTATTGACAAAGCATTTGCAGTTTGCTATAATTGCACTTCGGTTACTACTTCCGTTACAAGTAGAGTCTTTTATTAATAGTCGAAAGGAAATATTATGCAAAAACTAACAGGTATGCTTCTCTATGTGTCACTAAACAAGCCCCAAAAAGCTTACGTTAAAGCAGGAGAGCCAGCAAAGCCAGATGAATGGAAAGCTTCTGTAGCAATTACAGATGAAGATATTCTAGATCAATACGAAGAGTTCGCTAAGAATATTGATGCTAAAACTTCAATCAAGAAAGTCAAGACTGCTGAATTTGAAGCAACTTATAAAGTAGCACCTCCAGAGGATGCAGGTAAAAACATTTGGGTAGTTACTCTGCGCAAGAGCACAGAGCTAGGTAAAACTGGTAAGCCTGTACCTGATCTATATAAGCCAAAGGTCTTTGAGAAAGTTGGTAAAGCTCTAGTGGATGTTACCAATAGTAAGTTACCTGCAAATGGTTCTTACGGTTCAATCAGTATTGATAAGTTTGAACGCACCAATGGTACTACTTCACTGTACTTGAAGAACGTTCTGGTCACTGACATGATTGAATATGTACCAGATGAAACTGCTGCTTATGAAGCTGGTAGTGAGTTTGATGATGAACCAAAAGCAGAAGCTCCAAAAGCTGCTCCTAAAGCTGAAGCAAAGCCAAAAGCTCGTGCTAAGGTTGAAGTTGCTGCTGAAGATGAAGAAGATATTCCCTTCTAATCATGAAGTTAAAAACTAGAAATTCTGATTTATCTATTGAAAGAATTTCTAATGGTTATATCCTTACCCTGTGTGGTAGGGATAGCCAAGGAAATTATTTGACAGATAAACTTTTCGTAGACGAACTAGCAGATGTAAATCTTGTTATTTCAGATTATTTTGAATTACCAGAGGATTAATTAATGACTAAACAAACTACAGATATCATCACAATCATCACATTGCTGGCATTTGCTGTACTACTAATTGTATTTGGACCACTTGCTATTATTTGGTCACTCAATACACTGTTTCCAGTACTTGCAATTCCATTTGGTTTCTATCAATGGGCAGCAGTAGTTCTATTGAACTTGACTGTATTCAGTAAAGCAATCATCAATAAAAAGGTATAATATGAATCAGAAAGAAGCAATCTCAAAACTAGTTCGTATTTATACTCAAGAGCAATCACTCGCTGAAGAAGCTAAGGATATCAAAGATGAAGCTAAAGAATCAGGTCTTGATCCAGCAATCGTTAGTGCAGTAGCAAAAGCAATTGTTAAAAATAAGGTTGATGAACTAAAAGCTAAATCAGATGAAATTCTGAAAGCAATCGACATTAGCCGAAGCTAATATTTTACCCCGAGGCTAATACCCTTGGGGTTTTTCTTTAAGGAGAAGAGCCTATGAGTAAAAGACTCTTGATCGTAGACGGTGATTTAGTAGCATATAAACATGCTGCTGCTGCTGAAACTCGAACGATTATTGCAAAGCATTTAAAGTCAGGTAGAGAGAAAGAATTTGGTACAAGAACTGAATTTAAGAAGTTTTTGACAGATAAAGATATTGAGTTTAAACCTGAAGCTTATGAAATTACAGATCATCAACATCCTATAGACATTTCATTCGCAATAAGTACTGTAAATAAAAGCATAGACGCATTACTTGAAAATACTTGGTGTGATGAACTTGAGATTTATATTGGGGGTGGTCAAACATTCAGACACAAGTTACCTTTACCTTCACCATATAAAGATAACAGAGATCAGTTAATTAAACCCGTGCATTTGACTGCAGTTAGAAATCATCTAAAACGCAAGTACAAAGCAAAGGTTGTTGAGAACGGTATGGAAGTGGACGATGTAGTTACGATACGTGCTTATGAAGCCCTACAAAACGGTCAGGAAGCGGTCTTAGCAAGTGTAGATAAGGATAGCTACCAGTGTCAAGGAATCCACCTATTTAACTGGACTGATGAAGAACCTAAGATTCACCTGATACCAACGATTGGACATTTGCGTAAAGTTAAAAGTACAATCAAAGGTGATGGTTTAATCTTCTTAGCACTGCAAGTATTATCTGGTGATCTAGCGGATACATATAAACCTTATGAGTTATCCAAAGTAAGTTATGGTCCAGTTAAAGCAATGAAAGCTTTAGAAGGTTGCACAACTGAACAGGAGATTTTACGAAAAGTAATATCTGAGTTTAAACGCTTATATCCTGAACCTTTTAGTTACACAGATTGTCATGGTGTACTACATGAAGAAGCTGATTGGTTTGATATGCTGCAGATGTACTGGAGTTGTGCATACATGAAACGCAGTTGGGATGATGTAAGTAGTTTTATGCAATTTGCAATGGAAAGAGGGGTCAATCCTTATGAGTGAAGAAATGCTAGTTTATCGTTTAAGAAAACGTGCAGAGATTCGCAGAAGTATTCAAAGTAGAAAATCAGTACAAGAAGGTAAACCAGATCGTATTGCAGATTTACTTGAAGAAGCTGCTGATGAAATTTACAGGTTGGAAAATCTACTTGATCAAAGCAATAATGAAATAGATCGGAGATTACAATTTAATGACTACGATTGACCTATACAATACTGCTGACGTAAAGAAAGTACGTGAGCAGCTAATTAAAGAGCAAGATGGATTGTGTGCAATTACAGGGATACCTACTGCTAGTAATAATTTTGCACTAGATCACAAGCATGATGAGGAACAATTAGTTCGTGGTGCTGCTCATAAGCAAGCTAATGCTGCATTGGGTAAACTAGAGAATTTAGCGGTAAGATACTTGTATTGGTATCCAGAAGGTTTGTCGCAGTTTCTAAGAGTGTGCGCTGATTACATCGAAAGGGAGCCTGATCGCAGATGGAGACATCCCGGTTGGGTCAAGAAAGCTAATACTTCTTTTAATAAACTGAAAGAATCACACAAAGATGTTGTGCTTGTAGCTTTAGGTCAAACTAAAGGTAAGAACTCTGCTGAACGCAAGAAGTTATTTCAAAAAGCAGTATTGACACGAGAGTTTACTTATGATACAATTCGTGCTTTAATACTTGAAGTAAAGGAAAGACATGAAGATTAAAGTAATCAAATGCAGTGATGCACTTCTGTGGTACAATAAACGTATCGGTGAAGAGTTTGAAGTAAATTTTATTGAAGATAAAGCTTACTGGACAAGAGAAGGTGGTCAATTCAATGCTTTAAATTGGATTTACAAACATGATGCAACTGTAACGGAAGGAAACGTAGAATGATGCGAGTTGAACATACTATTAAAATACTATTATCCAAAGATAATGAACTTGTATTAACAAAGGATCAAGCTGAAGAATTACATACTGCACTAACAAATGCTTTAAATAAAACTTCAAGTTTGTATTATCAACCAAACCATCGTAGTAACAACAATATGTTATTCGCAGGTGCACCAATCGTAGCACAAGGAGCATTATGAAGCATTCAGATAAAATCGTAGAACAAGTCGTGAGAATGACAGGTGCTGGTATGAGTAGCCGATATGTTGCAGAAGAACTAGGTATTGGTAAATCTACTGTCAATGATATTTGGAATCGTTGGATTGCTGATCCTAAACCATTCTATAATACAGATGAAGTAGCATTTAAGCAAAAAGAAGGTCCAAAGATTTTAGTATTCGATACTGAAACTGCAGCAGCTACTGCACTTACATTCGGTCGATTTAAAGTTAACTTATCGCAAGATAACATTCTAGATAACGGTGGTTGGATTTTATGTGCTTGCTGGCGCTGGTTAGGTAGTAACAATACACATAGTATTTATCTTACACCAGAAGAAGTACTACTAAAAGATGACTCTCGTATCATTGCAAAGTTATTTGAATTGTATGAAGAAGCAGATGCTGTACTTGCACACAATTCATTAGGTTTTGATCACAAGGTAGTTCAGGCACGAGCAATCTTTAATGGCTTTCCTCCATTGCCACAAGTTAAAGTACTAGATACTCTACAACTGGTAAAGAAGTATTTAAAACTGCCAAGTAATCGTTTGGATGCAATCGGTGAATTCTTCGGTCTAGGTCGCAAAGTAAGCACTGGTGGTATTTCACTGTGGCGTAAAGTACAAGAAGGTGACGAACAAGCAATGAAAGACATGGTTACTTATTGCTTACAGGACGTTGATCTACTCTATGATGTTTATCTACGTACTCGTCAATTAGGTCGTGCAGGTTCTGACTTCAATGCAGCTTTGTATTACAATGATGACTTAGTTCGTTGTCGTGTATGCGGTAGTTCAGAAGTTCAAGCTACAGGTCGCACAACAGAAACAGGATTGAATGTCTTTGATGAAATGCGTTGTAATGAATGCGGTGCTGTACATCGGCATCGAACGCCGAAGACTACAAAAGAAAAGCGTAAAAGCTTGCTGATGTAACAAACTTGTGCTATACTAGCACTTACAATTTGAGTTCATACCCCGGTTAACAGCCGGGGATTTTTTCTTAGTAAAGGAGTCATATGTCTAAACCTTGGGTAAAATGGTGTGTTGATCACAACATGAAGTTTGTTCTGTATCTTTTTTGGTTGATAATTCTTCCATTATTTCTGCTGGCGTATCTAGAAAATGCAGCAGAAGATGCAATTCATGAACTAAACTGGATCAAAAACTTAAAGAAAGGTAATCTATGATTTACGATTATAATATTTCGGATTTTCAAGATGACTGTTATGCTTTCAATAGCGTTGCAGGTAAAGATAGTCTGTGTACTTTAAGAGATATTGAGTTTCAGTACAACTTAATCTTAGAGGAAACTAAAGAGATTAAAGAAAAAGGTATTGATCATAACAATGCTAAAGAAGTAGTTGATGGTGTAGTAGACGTAATGGTTACTGCACTTGGATTGATGCAAAAGCTAGAATATCTTGGTGTAGATATGAATAAAGCTATGCGAGATACAGCGTACAATAACTTAACAAAGTATCCTTCTGATGAACGCATTGCGATTGAAACTGCACAAAAGTACGAGCAAGAAGGTAAGCAAGTTACTGTTGACTACAAAGCTGAATATGAATTGTTTGTGATCAAAGATTTTAAAGATAAAGTAATGAAACCCGTTGGATTTGAGAGCAACGATCTAAGCAATTGCATCCCTGCAGATTTACTACAGAATGGTTTTAAGGAGGATTGAATATGAGTTTACACAATATTACAGTTGGTGGTAAAGAATATACACCTGTAGAAGATGGAGATACTTCGGTTAACAATGGTTGTAAAGATTGCTCATTTCGCAATGATGAAGATCGTTGTAACACAGCTATGCATCTTATTGATTGCTATGAAAAGCGAGTGCATTTTGTGCCAGCATCAACAGTAGACTTGCGATCAAGCACTCAACAAATGAAAGATTGGCAACCTACAAATACTATTACAGTTACCGAAAATCAACCCATAGGTACTAAATATGATCAAGATAAGTTGCAATACAGCTTGATTCCACCTTATGCTTTAGAACAAATTGCTAAGAATCTTACAGTTGGTCTAAAGAAGTACAAAGAGCGTAATAACTGGAAGAAGGTAGAAGGTGCAGAACAGCGATATCTAGATGCTCTTTATAGGCACTTAGAAGCCCACAGAAGAGGCGAACTGCATGATACTGATAGTAGTGTACCTGATATGCTTCACATGGCTGCAGTGGCTGTTAACGCAATGTTCCTATTGGAATTTATGCTGGACCCTGAACTTAAACAAAAGGATAATAAATGATATTTTTACAAGTAATTAGTGCATTAGTTTTAATATGTATTATTGTAGTAATGTATGCAAGTGCTATTAAATTAGTAAAAGAACATCGTGAATTACACAGCAAAAATACAGATCAAGATAACCTTGATTTAACCAATAAGCAGTGATATAATAGGACTCTCGTTTATTCTGAAAGGTAGTAAAATGAATAAAAAACCAACAACTCGCCCCAATGCAATTGTAGCATTATGTATTATTTCCGAATCAGAAATTATTAAAGTAATGCCAAATTACTCAAGTGAGTTTGAAGATAGAGATGAGCAATTTAAGAACTTTCTTTATTCTTTAGGAATGAATGTAGATAGACCATACCAAAGACAAGATGCACTACAGCACAGAAATCGTTTTAACGAAATTGTTGTGTGCAGTCGATGGGTTGGTGAGGAACGATTAGATGAAGCTTGGATCAGTAGTGGATATGCAAGTAGATCAGCTATTGATAAAGCAAGTGGAAGTAAATTAACGGAAGACATTTATCGTGCTAGGTATGAAACAGAAGATGCACAGGCACTGTTAGAATCCAGAGATAAATACGCAACAACAACAGAGGAAGATTAAATGCTAGAAAAATACTTGTTACCTATCAATGAACGACAGGAACCAGTTGAATTTGCAGATCAGCAACTAAAGGTATTTTGGTTGCCAGATGAAATCAAAGTAGAGAAAGATATTCAGGATGTATTGGTGAATTTCACCCCTGCAGAAAAACATGCAGTTATTACTACACTGAAACTATTTAGTATTTATGAAACACATGCTGGTTCCGAATATTGGGGTGGACGGTTTAAGAACATGTTTAATGGTGCAGAATTTCATAGGATGGCATCTGTCTTCTCTATGTTTGAACTAGCAGTTCACGCACCGTTTTACAATAAGATTAATCAGCTATTACATATTGATACACCTGAGTTTTATACATCATATTTAAATGATCCAGTATTGAACCAACGGGTAGAACACATTGGTGAAATTATTGATCATCCTGATGATTTGATTTCATTAGCTGCTTTTTCAATGGTAGAAGGTGTAATCTTGTATTCATCTTTTGCTTTCTTAAAGCATTATCAGTCTCAAGGTAAGAACAAGTTAATGAATATTGTGCGTGGGATTAACTTCTCAGTACGTGATGAAAATATGCATTCTACTGGTGGTGCTTGGGCTTTTAAATATAAGCTAGAGCAACTAAAGCAAACTCTTTCACCTGAAGCTTTTGAACTACATAAGTTAGCAATTGAAGCTCAAGTTCGACTAGTTGCACAAAAGCTGTATGAACATGAATGCCAGATCATCGCTAAGTTGTTTGAACAAGGTGAAATCAAAGGTATCACTGCTCATCAACTTGAGAACTTTGTGCAGTCAAGAGTTAATGAGTGTTTGAAGCAATTAGGGTTTGCAAAAGAGTATGATGTGAAGTATAATCCTGTAAGCGAATGGTTTTATAAGGGTATTAACAACTATCAATTTAACGATTTCTTTTCAGGTCAAGGTCGGGAATATAATCGAAATTGGGATCAATCTGGATTTGTATGGAAAAAAGATGTACAAAATGTGGAATAACTAAATTATTCTCAGAATTTACTTTAAATAAAAATCGTCCTGATAAACTTACTGTCTGGTGTAAAAATTGTTCCAAGCAAAGTAGGGATGATTATTATTTAAAAAATAAGGAGAAAATTAAAGAGAAGCATTTGGAATGGAGAGCAAACAATAAAGATTATATTGCAACTCAGCGAAATATTAAAAAACAGGAAGACCCACGAAAAACTCTATTGTATGCAGCAAAATACAGGGCTACACAGAGAGGTCTTCCTTTTAATCTTGAGTTAGAAGACATTGTAATTCCAGAATATTGTCCTGTTCTAAATATAAAATTAGAATTTTTCCATACATCTCAAAATAGATCATCACCAAGCTTAGATCGAATAGACTCAAATCTAGGCTATACAAAAGATAACATACAGGTAATAAGCTGGTTAGCTAATACAATGAAAACAAACGCTTCAAAAGAAGAGTTGTTATTGTTTGCTAATTGGGTATTATCTACATTTAAGGAAACAAATGAGTAATATTTATAAAGAACTAAGTGAAGAGCGCAAGAAACTACAGGAGCAAGATTTAGTTCCTCAGTGGTACACAACTGCAGGTTATCAGATGTTCAAGGATAAGTATGAATATCAGACCGAAGGTCGTTCTGTACGTGGTCAATTCGAAAGGATAGCCCGTACTGCAGCAAAACATGTTCCAATGCTTGCTAATGCTGAAGCAGAGTTCTTTAAACTGCTTTGGAACGGTTGGTTATCTCCTAGCACACCTGTACTAGCCAACATGGGTACAAGCCGTGGAATGCCTGTTTCATGCTCAGGAACCATTGCTGATGATTCTGTAGACGGTTTCTACAGTAACTTGCATGAAGTTGCCATGTTGACTAAATACGGTTTTGGTACAGCAACTGACTTAAGCAGTGTTCGTCCTCGTGGCTCCAAGATTAGCGTAGGTGGTAAAGCTTCTGGTGTTCTACCTGTGATTAAAGAGCACGTTAACGCTATGCGTAATATTGCACAAGGTACTGCACGTAGAGGTGCGTGGGCTTTCTATCTAGATATCGAACACGGTGACTTCAACGAAATCTCTGATCATATTTTAGCGGAACCCGATGATTTGAACGCAGGTTGGACCATTCGACAATCATTCATTGATCGTTTAGAAGCTGGTGACCGTGATGCTATTGAACGCTTTCAGAAAGCCATGAAGATCAAAATGGTAACGGGTAAGGGTTATTTCTTCTTCATTGACAAAGCCAATGCTAAACGTCCGATTACTTATGTGGATCATGGGCTAAAGATTAATAACTCACAGCTATGCTCTGAGATTATGCTGTTCAACGATAAAGATCATACTTATACTTGTGTGCTATCTTCAATGAATGCTGCTAAGTACAGAGAATGGCGGCACACCAATGCAGCTTATTGGGCAACTATCTTCTTAGATTGTGTAGCTTCTGAATTCATCGAAAGAGCAGAAGGTATTAACGGTCTAGAGAAAGCTGTACGATTCACTAAGAAGAGTAGAGCACTGGGTTTAGGTCTATGCGGTATCCATACGCTGTTTATGCAAGAGATGCTACCGTTCGAAGGCTTTGATGCACATAGGTTAAGTCAAGAGATTCAATCTGTTATTTGGGACCATGCACAACATGCTACTAAAGTAATGGCTGCACTATTAGGTGAACCAGAGTGGTGTAAAGGTTATGGTATTCGTAATACGCACTTGATCGCTATTGCACCTACTAAATCAACTGCTTTGCTAATGGGTGGTGTATCAGAAGGTATTAATCCTGATCCAGCTATGAGTTACAATCAAATGACTTCTGCAGGTGAAATTGATCGCTTGAATCCTGTGCTACTTGAGCTAATGAAAAAGAAAGGTGTTTACACCAAGAAACATGTGCAAGAGATTACAGATAAGCAAGGATCGGTTCAGCACGTAGAATGGTTAACAGAAGATGAAAAGCAAGTATTTAAAACTGCTTTTGAAATCAACCAGAAAGCTGTGCTAAGATTAGCTTCTGCACGTAGTCGATATATTGATCAATGGCAGTCTTTGAATCTGTTCTTTGCTGCTGATGAAGACCCTGCTTGGATTGCTGAAGTTCACGCTGAAGCTTTCCGTGATCCCAATATCTTAGCGTTGTATTACATTTATACTCAAGCTGGTGTACAAGCCAGTAAAGGTGAATGCGAAGCTTGTCAATAACTGAAAGGAAATTATGCAAAAACTAGTAGTATTTAAGGCACATTGGTGTAACCCTTGTAAGATGCTTGCGAAAACACTACAGGATACTGATCTTGGTATTCCAGTAGAAACAGTAGATATTGATGCTGACCCTACAGCTACAACTGAATATGACATTCGTGGAGTACCAACTGTACTTCTTATGAGTGAAAATCAAGTTATGAAACGCAGGTCAGGTTACATGAATGCTGAACAATTAAAAGAGTTTGTTTCGTAAAGTACAGACGTAAAAAAGCCCCGAGTCCTGTAAAGGATATCGGGGTTTTCTTTTATGCGTGAATACCGTTTAAATAAACAGTCTTACCATTTTGTTTTACTGCAGTTAGCACTTGTCGTTTTAGATTATTAGGATCATATGATACATGTACCCAACCACTATCAGGAATACCTGCTGTATAAAACTCTAAAATAATCTGCGTATAGTCAAAGTTATCTGCTAAGTATTGAGCAATCTCAGCATTGGGTACACCGGGAATTTCAATATCAGCGGCTTGTCCTTTGCAATGATCGGAGGTTCTAACGCCTCCTACGGCTGCATTTACGTCAGGACTACGGTAGGCACTGTTGACTTTAATTCCGAGCTTGTAGGCATCTCTGAGGGGCTGCAATACCTGTTCGCAAAGTAACTGCAGATTAGCAATTACAGTTTCATCTGGTGTATTGTCAATATCCCTACGAATTGCAATTTCACTCTTAGTCATTTCAGCCAATGAGAAATGTTCAGTAAGTTTCATTTGTTATCCTTTAAAATAGGCCAAGCTTCTCTTAACGTTCTGGAATCAAGGGCGTGACCTTGAGCTTTTCCTGCCATTTCTGTAAGAGCACTTGTACACTCTGAGAATACGGCTGTTGCGGTTGTGGCGTAGTCTCTAACGGAGCTACAGGTAGAACTATTGATGGCGGCGCTATTACGGGTGTTGTAGTCCCGCACCCACTCAAGCTGACTATTAAGAGCAGCATTAGCGGCAGCGTTTTTAGCAGCAGAAATTTGGGCTTGTTTAAGAGCTTCATCTTTTTTCCTTTGTAAGTCGTTAGTATCTTCAGCAGCTTTTTGAGTAGCTATCATAATTGCATTTGCATGTTGTATTTGCATTGCACTAATTTCAGCATCTGAACGTAAACCTTGTAAATAAAAACCAAATACAAAAGCTGCAGTAGTAAGACCTAAAGTTAAATAGTTCATAGCATTCCTTGTGATGGTGGTGGAGGTCTAACAATAGGAGGTGGAGGTGTTGTTCGTATAATTGAATTTTGAGTTACACTAGCGTTAGGTGCATTATTACTCATGGTTCCACGAATATAAGCAGTAGCTGCCATAAATGCAACCACAATACTCCCCATAGCTGCAGTAAAAGTAGTAACCAAACCCATTACCAAATTAATTTTATCTGTATTAACAAAAGGCGTTAGCATTACTAAGATAATTAACAAAGGTAGAAACATCGCTGCCCAAGCCATCAATCTTTGTTGATCAGCTAACTTATCCATGTTTTCAATCTGTAGCATTCTTTCACTACGATTTAGTTCTTCATCGGTTACAACACCATCGTGATTTACATCAAACTGTTCATAAATAGAATTTGCTTCTAATTTCTTTGACATATTAAACACCTCGCATCAATGGATATAATGTAGCAATTAATAAATAAAATAAATATAATAAAATCACAAGTAATGAATACATGAATATATTTTCTATTACTTGTTTTTTATGTTCTCTTTGTAACTTATCAGCCTTTATTCTTTCAACAGTTATTTTTCTGCGGTCTTCCATCATTTCTTGATACGCATATTCACCGTAAGCCATTTTGACCATCATCATTAGCTCATATTCTTGTTTTATTACGGCTCTACGTCTTACTACATTATCCAGAGCTTCTTGTTCAACTGAACCTTTATTTATTATCTTCTTAAATACAGATGGTGCAACTTCTTCTTCAGATGATCGTTTTAAATCAGAGGCAGCAGTAAAGAATTTACCTAATGCACCGGAGATTTCATGCATCTCTCGACCTACTTCTATCCCTTGCTTAACTGCATTGTAAGCAGCAGTGGCCAATGCAAAGGCGCTTACAGGATCAATCATTATACACCTATGATTAATTTAATAACATTGGTTATTCCGATTGCTTGAGATAATACAACCAATACTGCACCGATTGCTAAATATTTGATTTGATTTAATGTGTTTTCTATACCAGTTAATGAATTGCTTAACTTTGTAGAAATATCCTGAAGTTTTCTTAGCTCATCAGCATGATCTTCTACTTTTAATTCTAGTTTAATTACTCTGTGTTCTATCTGCTCTGACATAACTAATCTTTCAAAAATATACCATATAACAAAATAGGCCACCCGAAGGTGACCTAACATTGATATATTATATCATCATTCTTATTATAAATCAAGGATTAATTAATTATTGAGGTGAAACAGGCCAATTAATAGACCAAGGAAAACTTAGTTGTTTAGTAACATCTCTGAGTGTCTGTCTATAAGTTACCCACTCTTCTTTATTAATAATCGCAGAATCAGGCATTTGTGACCAATCACTTTGTGCTAATAATGAGTTTCTTTGTGCTCTTATTGCATTTGACTGATCTGATAACCTTTGAGCAACTTCTTCTTCTGTTGCGTTACTAATGATCCAAGTTTGTGTCCAGTTAGCACCAACAAGTTTAGCTAATCCTTCTTTTACATTCTGAGTAGCAAAATTGACAACAGGACGTTCAACTTCTTTTAAAGCATAAACTGAATACTGTGCTAATAATTCTGCAGATGGATTCTTTGGAAAACTAACCTGTGGATTATCACGGCGTAATTCCCCGATTGAATAATTCTCAGGTTTACCGTTTGTTAATTTAATATACATATTATCCTTTTAATTGACTTTGAATTACTTTTAACATTACTTTTTCTTTAGCTTGTTCTTGCAAACTAGATTGAAGTAAATCTTTTAGATTATTAGCAAACTCAATCATGTGTAATTCATTTGCATGATTCTCTTCAATTTCAGCAATAGCAAGCCTGTAGTTATCAATGTTAATTTGATAATGCATAACTTCTTGCTCTCGTTGTGCTGCTGATGCTTTTAAAATACTATCTTTTTGATTCATTTATACCTCCAAAAATTTTAATGCCTGTGCCAATCCTGTAGGGAGAGTCGAAGGGTTCGTGAAAGCTGTACCTATATTTGTTTCAGAGAAAGGATACACTTTCATGTAAGGAGATGTTGATGATACAACTGCTAAATTATTATCATTAGGGCTTGTTTGCACATCGTATATTTGACCCATAGCAATAGCAGAAGAACCTATTTGACCATTAAATCCAGAAGGATTAAATGATGTAAAAGCAAGAGTACTATTATCATTACCTGTTACAATAACATTTCCTTTGTTATTAAAACACAAAGCTCTTCTAGTGTATGTGTCTGCACTAGGGTTAGCAAACTTAGTACCAAAACCAGAACTGGACCAAGGATATCCTGTCATATTAATATTTGTTCCACCAGAACCATTGGTAATAACAATAGCTGTCGAACTTGGATTAAACTTAACTTTCAATCCTTCTCCAGCAGGTAAAGTACTAGGGTTAGCAAACTTAGTACCGAAACCAGAATTAGACCAAGCATACGCAGACACATAAGGTGACTCATTGTGTGTAATTGCAAGCGCAGTGTTGTCTGGAGCAAATGCTAAATCCTTAACTGCACCGGGAGGTAGTGTAGTGGGATCAGTAAATTTAGAACCAAAACCTACACTATTCCATCGGTATACACTAATGAATGGTGAATTATCATGTGAAACAGCAATTGCATTTCCAGTAGGATTAAATTTTACAGCAGTTGTAGTTCCTGTAGGTAGAATAACAGGGTTAGAATATTTATTACCAAAACCATTTGCACTCCAAGCATAAGCAGTAACAAATGGAGAAGTAGAATGCGTCACTGCAATTGCTGTACCATCTGGATGAAAGTCAACACCTGTTCCGTTACCAGCAGGTAAAGTACTAGGGTTAGCAAACTTAGTACCGAAACCAGAATTAGACCAAGGATATGCTGTAACAAACGGTGATGTACTGTGTGCTACAGCAAGATACTGAGATTTCTTTTTAGCAGTAGAGGCTCTTAGTTTATCAGATAACATTACGCATCTCCTACTCTAGCTCCAAACACAGTACTGTTTACTTTCCATAACTGAATTGCGGTTAAACCCGTTGGATTTAAAACAGGTGCTGTACCTTCGTCTGTTTTCCAAACTACAGCTAAAGATGTCCAAGTTACACTATAAGATGCGCTAGAACCATCATCAATCATTAGAGTTAAAGATTGACCCGATGACCAAGTACCTGCAGTTGGTGTAGAACTACCTGTCAATGTCCATGTTTGAATTGAACCGTTAACAGGTGATAAAGCGGGTGCTGTACCAGATACAGCAAAAACTTCTTCAGTAAAACCATCATTAAGAATAACTCCAGATAATGTTTTATTAGTTAGAGTTTGTGTTCCAATTAAAGTAACATCACCACTAGAAGCTTGTTGCCAATTTGTGCTATCTGCACTAGGATCGGTTGTTCCAGCCCCTGTAGTTTTTCTACGATAAGATAAGTAATTGGAAGGTGACCATACAATAGTACCTTGTGTATAAGTTGTACCACTCACCCACTTAGGTGCATTTGCTCCAGCAATAGCAGCAGCAGCAGCAGCTTCAGCGTTGATTACACTTTGTTGTGCTTCTACAGCCAAAGCATTTGCTTCAGTTCCAAAATTAGGTAAAGCACCTAAAAATGCATCTGCTTGTGTTGCAAAATTAGCAGGATCATTTCTGCTTGGTGGTGTTGGTAATGCTGTAATTGGCATGTTATTTCCTTTAGGTTAAACCTTCAATTTCAATACTGCATAAACTACTTGTCGGATATGAAATATCAATGTTAAAATCTCTATAGAATCCGTAAACAATAAGAGGTTCTAATTCAGAAGATTCTGAACCGATCCAAACTGCAGGTACTGCTCTAAGATTAGTTAGCGTTCTCACTACATAGTTTAGAGAACTGTTATTTAAAAATACCTGTGCTTGCATTCTTTTACTGAAAGCTCTCACAAGGAAAGTTGTGTTTCCAAAAGTATCTGTTTCTTTTATAGAATAATCTCTGATACCTACGCCTACACCGTATTGAGTTCCACCAAGTTCAGCTATGTTACCTAATACAACATTACCAACAGCAGATGTAGAACCTGTGTTAATAATGTTGATGGTAACAACAGCAGTAGAATATGGAGGAATATCTGTAAGAACAATATCTTTTCTAAAGTCATAAGGCTCAAAAAAGTACATGTACCAATCTAAAATTGATGTACCATCTAAGTTTATTTCTCTACTATAGATACTTGGACCATTTGGACCATCCGTAATATCAATTGTAACACTAGTTCCGTCAATATTCAATAGTGCTAGACTATTTATTACAACAGAAGGAGTTATTGTTACAGTTAAAGGAGTAGCCCTCGTTGTTTGAGTATCTACTTTGTTATCAAACATTGCCCACTTATTGGAAGGACCAATTTCCAACCATTTGGTGGGACTAATGTCAGGTTGATTACCTACGTTGCTGGAAACAAGACTTTCGTATGTAAAGTTACCATAGATAACTTTATCAGCTAAAGCGTATGTTGTTCCAGCAGCATAGTTCGAGTATGTCTCAACGGCATTGCTGCTGGTGATCATACCCGATGTTAATGTTATAGGACTAATTACTTTCATGTATTATACCTTGTTAAGCCGCTGATACAACTAGGATTGCGCCATTTTCTTGTGTAGCACGATCTAAGATTCTGGATGTTTTACCTGTGTTGAGAGCAGTTGCTACTGCTTCACTTCTCAACAATGTTAACTCGGCACGTAAAGCTTGAAGCTCTAATACCGTATTTGAATTTGTTGATTGTGTTACAGCAACACCTTGTCTAGCAGAATAATCTGAAGCAACATTCAAACTAGCAGTTGGTAGAATTACAGAAGGGCTTACAATGTTATCAGTTTCATTTGCGATAGCAGATTGAAAGTTTAATAATGCTGTAACCAAAGGAACAATGCTGGTATCTACATTACGAAGAGTATTGTATTGTCCAGTTGCTGTTTCTAGTTCAGTATTCAAATTACCAATTTGAGTTCTTGCACCAGTTTCTGTACTAATTGCTGAATTCAAAGCAGTTAATGCTTGACTCATTGATAAGATATTAACATCAATACCTCTTAGAATAGAAACCTGCTCTTGTGCAGCTTTTAGATTTGCATCAAGAACAATTACACTCTCTTGTGCTAAAATCACAGCTTGTTCTGCAGAGGACAACTGAGGTTCTACTATTTTCTGTAAGTCTTCTAATTGATTTGCAAAGAGTAAACTTGCTCTTTTCTGATCAACCATACTAACATAAGCAGTACCATCAATACTTGTCTTAACATCGGAAATCGCATCAGATAATGCGCCAGCATCAGGTATTCTACCGGACTTAATTGCATCAGCAATCAAACCTTTTGAACTAATAGCACCACCGATTGTTTGACCTCTAATCTCAGAGATGGATTTTTTCAATACATCAAAGACATTTTTAATTGCTTGTTCTTCTTTTACTGCAGAATCTAATCTAACTTGAGCTAATTCTCTTTCAGCAGAAATTGCTTTTTCAACATTGGAAAGAGCAGTATCAGTTGCTGAAAAACTTTTCTCTAGTTCTGCAATTGAACTTTCAATCGAAGATTTCAAAGATTCAAAAGTACTATCAGTAGTTGTTTTTAGATCAGCATATGATTGAATCTGTGCTTTTAAGCTTTGATTGTAATCATAAGCAGCTATTTCAGCTTGTTGCATTCCCGCTGTAGCCAAAGCATATGCAGCAGCTTCAGCTTCAGCAGTTCTACCTTGTGCTCTTAGAAGTTCAACTTCAAGTTCTGATTTTTCTTTAGCAAACTCATTTAGCTTTTGCGTTAATTCAATCTGATCTCTCAGAGTCTGATTATAGTCATAAGCAGCTATTTCAGTTTCTTCTAAACCTTCAATAGCTAAAGCTCTAAGTGCAGAGTTAGCTTCACTAGTTCTACCTTGAACTTTTAACAGTTCAATATTAAGATTAGTTTGTTCATCAACTAAAGCTTTAACTTTTTCAGCATAAGCAGCAGCAGCAACTTCAACAGCCTTGAGACTTTCAATTTGAGTTCTAAGAGTCTGATTATAGTCATAAGCAGCTATTTCAGCTTCTGTAAAACCTTCTGTGGCAATATTACGCAATGCTGTATTTGCTTCAGTAGTTCTACCTTGCAATTGTAATAATTCAACTTCAAGACTGGCTCTTTCTTTTAAAAGACCCTTCATTGTTTCTGTGAGAATATCAACTGTAGATATAACTTCTTCAGTAACAGGTACTAGTTCAGCAAATGCATATTGTAGATCAAGTAGATTTTTAACTTGTGTATCATTACCCGCTTCTTTGGCAGCAGTAACCAATGCTCTGAAAGCTTCACGAGTAGTTGGAAGTGCTAAACCTAATTTATCAAATTCAGTAGTTAGATCAGTAGTTAAGTTAGCCATTTTTTCTTCAACTGAGAAAAAGTTCTCGTAGAAGAATGTTGTAGCTTTATTAAAACCTTCAATGCCGCCAAATAAGTCAACAAAAGATTGTGCCGCATCTATGGATGATAATTCAAGTCTATAAGTTTCAAAACCTAATTTCTCGAACGCAGAATTAATACCACCCATGAATGTTGATAGTCTAGTAAGCGTTTGAAGATTGGTTTCATTCTCTCTTCTATAACCACTGCTACCGATAACAACAGCAGCCATTGCTTCTTCAACTTTAGCAAATTCTTCTTGATACTTCTTTACAGCTTCTTCAGGTGATAAATCTTTTAAATTAACTTGAAATGAAGTTGTGAAGTTTTTAATAGCATCAGAACCAAAACCTGCAGTCTCAGCAAGACCCATTACGGATGTTTTAATCAATCTGAAGGAAGATGCAATAGCACTACGATCTGCTTCATCTAATGATGATGTACGTGTCTTATCACTACGGAACCAACCACCCTTTTCGAAAGTATATCGTTCACCTTCAAAACCTGTTTCGCCACCTAGAGTACCACGCACACCAACGTCTGTTAATTTACGACCGAATGCCCTATTGACTATACCAGACACAGCACCTGCGACAACACCAAAAACTGGATTAATAGCAGCAGCTATTACTGTGCCAATATCCTGAATAGTGCTCATTGTATCATTAACTTTGTAACCATTGCTAATGCCTCTATTTATTGCCATACCACCTAAAGCACCAAGAACCGGACCACCATATGTTGCACCAGCATTAAAGGAAGCGGAGGTTGCTGTACCCATAGAAGACACAGGAGCACCTAAACTAAAACTAGAAGCAATACCTTGTCCAAAAGCACCAGCCTGAGCACCTAAAGTAGCACCACCGACCATCATACCTGAAATACCACCAGTAGCGGCACTACCTGCTGCGGAACCAGCAAATGAACCTGCCGCACTACCACCAGCACTACCGATAATACTATTGATGAAACTACCAAGTGTAGCATTAATTACAGTATCAATTACTATTTTAATAGGTTTCTTAAGTTCAGCTACAATCAAGTCTCTTAACTTTTTACGACCAGATTTACCACCTTCAAATAGACCTGTCATAACAGCATCAGATAAACCATTACTGATGATGTCATATTGCTTTTTCATCTCAATAGCAAAATCATTTGCAATTTCAGTGTTGATATTTTTAGTTCTATCAGCAAATCTTTGATATGCTTGCACTCTGAGGTCTTTAATATCTTGACCATTGTTTAAACTTTTTAACTTGTCAATATCGGCAAGTTCTTTAGCTAAAATAACTTCAGCTTGTCTTGTTTTAACTGCAAGTTTTCTCTGTGCGTCTGTTTTACCTATTAATGATGCTTGTAAAGCTAACTCGTTTGATTCTTCTGTCAATGCTTTATTTAAAGCCACTGCTTTATCTTCAGCATCAAACATTGCCTTATCTCTTTCAGCTTGCAACTTTATGTAATCATCATAAATTTCTTTCTGAATTGCTCTTTGCTTTGTAAGTTCATTAGCAATAAGTTCTTCAGCATGAGCTTGTTCAATAGAGTTAGCAATTTTGATTCTTTGACTTTCAGGATAATTCTTGAAGTCAGGATCAGAGAAAATATCTAAAGCTAGTTTTTGTGCTTTAGTATAATTTTCTTGTTCCTTGATTGATTCATTATTTAAAGAAGAAATTCTAGATAAGTATTTTTCGGATTCTTTCAGTAATCTTAATTGCTCTTTTTCTGCGTCAGTTTTTGGAGCTTTATTTTTCTCTCTGTAATTAGCAATTAATTTTTCAATTTCAGCTTCAGATTTCTTAGCTTCAAGACCAACTCTGCGAATATTAGCAATATCTAACTCAGCTTTCTTTTCTTTATCCAAGTTAGTAACTGATAATTTTTGCCATTCACCAAGAGCTTTGGCTGCACGTATATTGTCATTATCAGCAGTAGATTGAGCATCTGCTACTCTTTGACTTAATTGAAGTTGTTCTTTTAAAGCAGTAAGCGTAGCATCGTTTTTAGCTTTAGTGTCAGGTGAAGCTTGAGTACCTAATTTAATTGTATTTTCAAGGTCTGCAATTTGTCTTTTGAGTGCTTCAGTAGGTGATGCTTTTCTAAACAAACCTCTGAATACTTCATCAAAAAATTCACCTACATTAGAAGATAATGTTTTTATGAAAATAGCAAAATCGCTTAATTCATTTTTTAATCTATCTTTTTGTGTAATTGTAACATCGGCATACGCCTTCATTGCAATCGCTGCAGCTTCGCTAGTTTTACCTTGTTGCTCTAATTCAGATACAAGTGCAATAATTTCTGGTCTAACTAAACCTGTATTTTTTGCAATTTCAATCAAAGCTTCAACTGGTTTTTCTTTTAATTTAGCAAACTGTTTTACTACGTCTTCAATTGCTACACCTGCTAATTTTAAATTGTTAGCAGAAGTTACAACCATGTTTATTTCAGAAGCAACAAAACCACCTTCTTTTGCCATTGCTTGCATTACTTTTAAAGCACTTGCTGTTGTAACACCTACTGAGTTTAAAGCATTTGCATAGGAAATAGCGGTTGTTGTATTTACACCTAGAGAAGCACCTGTTAAAACAAGCTGAGTTGTTAATGCATCTTGCTCTTTGATTACATCAAAAAGACCTTTAGCAAACATACCCAAAGCTATAACACCTGTTACTGCTGCAACTTTACCGAATGAAATAACAGATTGTATCATTCTTCCATTGGCAACTTCCATCAGTCTTGCATATCTGAGATTAGATATGATACCTTCATCTAATTGCTTTAACGCATCTCTAGCTTCTGATAGTCTTTTAAATGGAGCGACAATACCATCAAAGATAGCTCTACCTGTACCAGCAATAGCACCAGTTACCAATTGACCAACTGCAAGACCAATGTCTTTAATGCTGGATACCATTGCCTTACTAGCTTGAACAAGCATTCTACCCATGTCTGCACCAGCTACACCAGCTAATGCGAATTGATCTCGTAACTGACCACCTTGTTGCAATAGAATAGTCAGAGGTGCTTGACCCGTGGCTAAACCTACCGCAATGTCGGTAATCTGTGGACCCAATGCTCTTGAGAGATAATCAACTTGACGATCTCCACTGGCTTTTTGAATACTCAATAATTTTTGTCTATAAGCTTCTAATTTAGTAACTTGTTCAGCAGCGGTAACACCTGATGCCTTTAAAGCTTGTTCAAATTTAATGAGCTTATTATTTGTTGCACTTGTTACATTACCACCAGATTCAGTTAAACGATTTACTCGTTCTAATTCTTGTGAAATATAATCATTGGCTTTAGCAGTATCATTTTGTGCTTTAATCTGAGCTTTCATACTATTGGTACGAGCATCATTAGCTTGATTAATTTTTACACTCTTTTGAATTAACTGCTCATATTCAGCAGAAAGACTATTTAAACTTTTACCTTCGATACCATACAATGCAACTAATCTTTCTTTTTCACGAGCAAGATCAGTCATTTGTTTTTGAGTAAGACCTAAGTTTCTATTGAACAGAGTTGTGACTTCAGTTGTCGTCTTGTATTCGTTTTGTAGCTTTTGCATCAAACCAATACTCTTATCGAATGGATCACCACCGATTAAAGTACGCTGAGTAACAAGAGTTTTGTTCAACGCAAGCATTTCATCATCTAATGCACCTGCAGCTTTAGCAGTAGCCAATATAGATGCCTGACCCTTGGAATTACCTTGGGCCATGTATTCGAGGATAAGATTCTGACGTTCTAATACGCTTATAGATTTAGCTGTTGTAGTATTGACTTTCCCTTGAGCTTGTTCTAATTTAAGTTGAGCAAGTGCTGCTTTTGCTGCTTTTTCAGCAACTGAAGCTTGAGCTAATGCCAGTTTTTCAGTTTTCATTGCAGCATCAGTAACAGGTTTATTAACCTTTGAAACCGATGCAGCTAATGCATCTATTTTCTTTGCTGCTTCATCTAGTTGTTTCGTATCAACTACGAACTTTAATTCTGCTAAATCCATAGCACTTTCTCCTGTTGTGGATATAATTTCTATGTGTATAAACTACACTAATTAACACACATAGAAGCCCTCGTTAGAAGGCTACTATTTATTTCTTTGTACTTTTCTTGCGTTCTGCTTCTGCTTCTTTTGCATAAGCTTGCAATGCTTCATTATCAAATGATTTAATAAGATTAACTTCCCATTCATCTGGTTGTATATCCATTAAATCAAAGTAAGCTCTAATTTCTGTATAAGGTATAGGATTAACACCGAAACCATTAGAGCCTCTTGTATTATGTAAATCAATAAACCATTTCCATACGTAGTTACAACTTTCAGGTAGCTCGATAATATCTTCAAGCTCTTTTGGTTTTATACCTGTTTGTCTCCATACGGAATTTAGTTGATCTCTTAATGTAGAACCATCTTTAGAACGCTTACCGAAGCCGAACTCTTGTTTAGCAAAAGCTACGGCTTCTTCAATTTCACTCGGATCGAAAGTTCAGGATTTGACCTGATTCCTCCATTACCGCTTCCTTAATCCAAGGATATTCCTTAAAGATTCGTTCTGCATTTTCTTTACTGAAGGTAACAACTTTACCGTTTTCAGTAATGTTCTCCCAACCAATTACTCGTACAACAGCGGATTCAATGCTGAGTTCTTCAGCTTCTTCCAAAGTCATATCTTCAACATCTTTACCTCTGCGTTTAGCTTGTTGTTCACGTAGCTTAAATTCAGCGTACTTTTTACGAGCAAATGCTTTTACTGTCTTGGACTGATCACCACGCACTGTGATGAATACTCCAGTTGCTTCTCCAGTACCGGGAAGCTTTAATTCAAACTTGTAGCCTACTTCGGCAATCTCTGTATAATTATGTTTTGCTAGATCAAACGCCATAATATTTCCTTTCTATTAGTGTTAATGAAGTATTGATTATAGCATATTTTTTAGGATAAATCAAGTGGTGTAAAGCAATAAATACAAACAAAGAAACCCCTCGGCTTTTGACCAAGGGGTTATTTGTCAAGTTACATCAACAGATATTAAGCTGCAGAATCTTGAATTTGAATTGTAGTTGGTGCTAGACCAGCAGTAGTAACATCGTTTAATAGAGCTTGGAAGCTTGCAGATGCAACAATACCGAGTTCACCGTCATCTTTAGTGAAGCTACCTAGTTTGACTTTAGGTAGTGTGAAACCTACGAAGTCAGATGTAGCAGTACTATCAGCAGTTACAGTTAATACGACTGAAACAGGAGTTTCATCATCAAAATACTCACGGAAAGCGGCATCTTGGAAGTAAACACTCATGTTACCAGTTACACGAATACGACCTGTGAAAATGTCAGCTACAGAGTTAGAACCAACAACGGTTGCGTTTTCAGTAGCACGTTCAATAGCGAAATCCGCAGAAGTAACTAGAGCAACAGGAGCACCACCAACTAGCATTACACCGTTTACAGCAGCGAAAATACCATTTGAGTTCTGAGCAGTAGGAGATGTGAAATACTGAGTAGTACCAGTTTGAGTCAAATCTTTACCAGCAAAACCGATATCTACAGTTGTTAGACCAGTTGCAGGTAACTGTACAGATACGCTATTAACTTTCATACCAGTGTAAACTTCAGACTGAGCAATGTCAGAATAGAACTCTTCTACAGTGTATGAATCATCAGTGTGACCAGTTGCAGGTACAAAAGTTTGCTTACCGGGAGCAGCTAGAGTAACACTAGATGCAGTACCTTGTGCTGTCATTGTGGAACCATTCAAAGGTACAACAACTGCGTTTGTAGCGGTTAGAGAAGCAATCAATAGGTTTTTAGAATTGTCACCAGTAGTAGTCAAACCAGTGGCACGAACAACCATACCAACACGAAGACCGTCTGTTAACCATGAACCGCTTGCACGAACTAGAGTATAAGTTGTGCCTGAAACAGTAACGGTAACTTGAGCAGCAGAACCTAAAGTAACAGCAGTAAAATCTTTACCTGCAATTGAACCCATAAAGTCAGCATATGAAGCTGAAGAAAGTTCACCGTTTAGTGTACCTTCGGCAGAACGAACACCATGACGAAAATCAGCTACTTGACGATCAACACGAATTTCTGCTGATTCATAAGCTTCTTTTACTAGGTTAAAGTTCGCTGTAACTCTACGCAATAGTTTACCGGATGTGTTACCAGCGATAATACCGAATGTAGTTTCTTTTTTGTAAGCAACCTGTTTGGCTGTACCTTTTGAAATTGACATATTATTTTCCTTAATTTAAATTTAGCATTTGCAAATGCGCTGATTTAGGTTCAGCAACCTTTTTCAATAAGAATAAACTTCTGCAACTAATTCAATTAGTACAGGACAAATTACTCTCTCAGATACAACCGTATTTCCAGCAACTTGTGGAGTTCTCAATACGTGTATTCTTACATTACCTTCTTGAAGTACTAGACCTTTTGCAAAATGATTACGAATCAATTCTGCACGATTAATAACTTCTGAGGTTCCTTTGTTTGCAGCACCAACGACAAATACTTGCATTGTCATGCGCTCTCTGTGAAATCCTGTACCAAGCACAGGATCATCAGGTGATTGAATAGTAAACTGTACTCTTTGATACAATCCATTTGGAGGATCAAATGAAACACCTTCCCATGCTGTTGATACAGTAGGAGTCAATGCGTTCAGTTTTCTTTCGGCTGCTCTTTTAATTTCTATAATTGCCATCAACTTGCCTTATAATAGTCATCTAAACTTAACTGATATGTTCTGTATATAGAGTCAACAGTTGGTTGCATAATTGGTTGTTGTTTATTATACTTTTCAAAGTTATTCTCAAGTTCTAATATATATGGACCAAAGTTACTTATCATAACTGTTTCACCTAACTTATATGTAGTTAGATCACTTTTTATAATAGATGCTGCCATCTCATCGGAATCTTGACCATATAAAGTTTGCATTTCCAATGTACCATCAGTTGAAACTCGCCAAGAACCTTTTGCAAAACCTTCTATTGGTTCTAAACCTGTATTCTTTTCACGCAATAAATACAACGGTTCCCACTTAATAGAATCACCAAGAGGTGTATTATCAATGGCTGTCCACGCTACGGTATGAGAGAACTTTCTAACCATACCTTGCATTTTGCGAACAGCTTCTTCATGGAACTTCTTTAGACTTTGTTCTAGTTTTAAAGTATCGCAAACTACTTGCATCATTAACCTTTCACGGTTAGAATCTTGTATAAAATCACAAGACCATCAGCAGCATGTTCTGTAACGGAATCTACAGTATAAGTAATATTGTTAATCGTAATTTTATCTTTAGGAGCAGGTAAAAAAGCTAAATTATTATTAGCTAAATAAAATAGTGCAGAATCTCTTCCGATCATATTTGGAAAATTATACTGACTAGCCCTAATATGTTTCTTGTACATTTTAACAGAATGTGAAGTTTCTGTATTAGTTGTACTACCTGTTTCAATATTATAACTACCTTCAGTTACTACAGTATAACTACAGGTTTTACCGTGAGTGTTAATTGCCTTAAGTACTATAGCTAGGTATTTATCCATAATATTTCCTTAGCTTAAATACCAAATGAACTTGGACGGTAAGTAAATGTTTCAGAAGTTGGTTGAACAATGATATTGTTGTCTAAATTAGAATCATTAACCAGCATGTCTTCCTTTGAGATACCACCAGCATAACCTTGTACTTTATCGTACATTGCATTTAGATCAGGGTTCTTTATATAAAGTTGTAAAGCTTGCATGTAGTTCTTAGCTGCAGAAGAACCTTTAATGCTAAAGATATCAACTGTTTCATCAGTACGCATGGAAAGCTTTAGCATAATACTCTTAGCTGCATCCATAGAAGCTCTACGAATATTCCAATCGTGTTTACCTAAAAAGTAATTATATTCATCATCGGACATAATTGGAAATTCTGCAGAAGTATCTCCGAGTTCGATTCTAAGTGCGTGAATTGTCATAATACATCCTTTATTATTTCTAACATTAATCCTGTATTCTAACACAAACAATGTTAAAAGCAAGACTAATGTTAGAAAACCCCCGAAGGGGTAATCTAATTATCTAACGATTAGTTAGAAGTGGTTAGCTGAACAACAGCTTGTGGGCGGCGAATCAAGTTTAAGAAGTTGGCTTCTGATTGAATCTGAATTTCGCTGTCTTTTGGATCACGGTATGTGAAGACATAAGCTTGTTCACCGATTGTGTTAACATGGCTGAACTTGTTAGCAGGGCTAAAGTAAGTCTTGAACATGTCAGCAGTACCTTGTGGTAGCATGTAAGCTTCGCCAGCAGGGATTAGAGCAGTACCATTGTAAGAACCACGGTATTCAATGTACTCAACACCACCGTGTACGAAACGGCGATATACACCAGAACCTAGACGGTTACGTAGAGGCTCTTGAGTGCTTGTGTAGTACTTGTAAGCTTCTTTAACAGTAGCGTGGTTGATTAGCTTGCCGAAGAAAGCTGGTGAGCAGAGAACTACGATGTTGCTAACGACTTCACCGCTTAGGATGTTGTCTTGAATGTGAGCAATACCTTCTTCTGACTTAGCGTTTAGGTCAGTAGTAGAAGTACCGAGTACGAAGTCGATGGACTTACGGGTTACACCGAAATCAGTGTAGAAGTTACCAGCAACAGTACCGTTAGGAGCGTAGATCGCACCGCTAGTGATAGCGTAAGCACGAGCAGCTTCTAGAGTTACTGAGTGGTTCATACGGATACGCTCTAGCTTACGAGCGATAACAGCAGCTTCAGTTTCAGCTTGATCAGCAGAACCGTAAGCACGTTTACCTTGTACGTCTTCAGGCTTAACTCCGTCATCTAGTGGGAAGTGAGGGATAGCGAATGAACGTAGAGCACGAGTGTCGCTCTTGTTTACGTTGTTGCGCTCACCACGGATTTTGTCGGTAACTAGACCGAGTGTGCCTTCGTTGGATTCAACGGTAACGCTGTGTTGAGCTACGCCTTCTTCAGAGAATAGACCTAGTTCGTTGATCAAGCCCCACTTATTAGGAACTAAGAGTAGTTCTTCTGTGTAATCAACTAGCTCAAATGGTTTTTCAAAACTACGAGTTTGCATTATAATTTCCTTGTGTTATTGTTCGGTAATCTTTTAGATATTAAACTGCATCGTTGCAGAGAATATCCTTAGCTTCTAGAGCAGCGTATACAGCAGCTTTTTCAGCATCTAGGTTATAGGTAGCATCTAGAACTAGACCGTCCTTGGATACGATAGCTGGACCACGTACTAGGCATAGAACCTTAGTATCAGTAGTAGCAGCAACAGTTTGTTCAACCATTACGATTGCATCAGCAACTTGTGAACCATCGCTGGCAGTTTGTACAGCAATTTTGTACTTACCATCAGCAGTTACTTTACCTAGAACAGTACCGGGAACTAGAGTAGCGGCAGTACCATTATAGGTAACAGCTACACGGCAGTAACCAGATTCAGGGAAGAGTTCTTGCTTAACAACGTTAGAAAGACGTTTTGCTTCAGTGGCAATTAGAGTCATTTTATTTTCCTTTTATATTACTTGTTTGCTTGCTTGGCTTTAAGTAATTTTGCCACAGCAGATTCTTGAACAACGGTTTCTTCTTGAGTAGAAGCACCTTTTTCTACGAACATCTCAGATGTTTCTACAGTAGTCATCATTGCTTCGATAGCAGCGAGGAATGCAGTAAAATCATCTTCGGATTCTAATGATAGAGCAGCCTTAGCGATTGCTTCTACTTTGCTTTCGTCTTTAACGATTGCTTTAACTTTTTCAGTTTTTGCTTTATTGATAGCTTCTTTTTTCTCAGCTTCAAATTGAGCGATTGTTTCCATAGCTTTTTGTAGTTGTACCTTCTGCTCGTCTAGAGCTTTTTGTACAAGTTCAAATTGAGCTTTTTCAACGGTTTCGACTTTTACTTCGTCTTCCATCT